CAGACCGCTATGGGCCCCAATCAATTGATCCAAGATGAGATGGTGAAGAACTGCGCTATTGGATTGAAAGATGTTATTTATTTGGTTTGGAAGACCATGATTCAATATGCTGATGATTACAACATCCAGCAATTGGCTCACATTTGTTCTGAGGATGCAGGTGGATTCTTGGATGCCCAAGCCGTTGAAAGCTACCAATTTATCGACCGAAAGATGATTAATTTGGATCTAGCGATGGGATTTATGAGTGAAGAAAACCGATTGACTAGACAACAATTGATTACGGCTGCTCAACAACAATTTGGCCAAGCCATGATGCAAGTACCCTTAGAGTTACCTGAGATGTTCATTAAGCTTAGATTGCCTTATGAAGAGACATTGCGTACTTTAGGCATTAAGCATTTAGACCAATATTTGCCTACCTTGGAAGAATGGTCAAAAATCATGCAGGCCAAGGCCAAGATGCCACCTTCTCCACAAGATCAAGTTGAAGCATCTAAGGCTGAAATGAACAAAGCCAAAACCCAAGAAATTGGCATGAATACTCAGTTTATTAAGAAAAAGACTGAGGACATCGATACTGACAACATGTTTGAAGCGTTGGCAGCGTCAAGGGATAAATTAAGGGCAGTCCAAGTTGATTAAAGGAAATAAATGAAAAGTCTACTAGAAAATGTCACGGGTTACTTTAATAAGCGAACCAAATATTCAGATGCCAAAAGCACAAACCCTGAAAAACAAATCCAGTTTTTGGAAAACGGGGAATGTGCAACTAGGCTTTTAAAAAACACTGATTTTGCGTTGATGTTTAATTTATACAGATTCAATCTGTTAGAAAGAATAGAAGATTCAAAAACAGATGAGGAAAGGATAACTAACTCACATTACATGGCTGGTGCGAGGGATTTAATCGATTTCATTGAACTAACAGTATTTTTATCTAAAGGCGTTCAGTCTAAGATAGAAAAGAATTAACATTTATTAAAGAATAGGATAAACTTATGGTAGACGTAACCTCAACAGAGAACGGAACCCAACAAACTGGTGATCCAGTTGCAACCATAGCTGAGATGATTGCCGTCAACAGACGAAACAATACTCAACCCAATGGTTCCAACCCGCCACCAGGTGGACAAGAAGAGGAGAAATCCGAATCCCCACAGGCGCAACCTGAAGATGGAAGCGAACCTGAAGAAAGCGTGAGTGAGGCTGAAGAAGCAGTAAATGAAGAAGTGGCAGAAGAACCCTCCGAAGGAGATAGTTCGATTGTTAATTTCTTTGAATTTGCTGATGAAAATCCTGAATTGAAGTTCAAAATACCCAATAAGAACGCTGAAGGCGGTTTTGTTGAGTTAACTGCAAAAAAGGCTGCTACTCTTCTTGGTCAAACAAGTGCTTTGGATGAAAATTCTCGCAAACTGAAAGCCGAAAAGGCCGATTTTGAAGAGTATGAAGCGAAGCGTAGGACTGAATTAGACGGATTGCAAATTGGTTTAGAGTTAACAATTGCTCCACAACTGCAAAATGCAGCGGATGAGTTGGTAACCCTTCAACAATATAACCAGAAATGGGCGCAAATCCTGTCGGAAGCGACTACTCCCGCTCAACAAGCTGAAGCTCAGGCAGCCATTGCCCAGAACAAGCGGTTGATTGAAGAGAAGTCACAATTCATCCAGTCGAATCGTCCTAAAGTTGAACAGTTTTATCAGCAAAGAACCGAGTACGTCAAGACCATTCTTGAACAACAAAGGCAAAACTTCACTGATAAAGAATTGGCCAACAAAGCTAACTTTAACGAATTGCGTGAAAAGATAGCAAAGGATTGGAAAGGTGCAAATCTTGCAGCCATTCCTGGAATACCAAACATTGATTTGGTTTCTAGTGATGAGCAACTTTTAGCGTTGATACGGGATGGTTACAAGTTCCGTGAAGGCCCTAAAGTTAAAAATGCAGGTGGTTCATTGGCGGCAGCAGGTAAAGTAACTGCTAAAGGCAAGACAACCATGCCAGATCCAACTGAAGAACTTCAAAAGCGAGCTTCAAAAGGCGATAAGAATGCGGCTAGGGATCTTTTAGCAACCATGCTTGCGTCAAACAAACAAAGACGTAAGTAACTTTAGGAGTATTTCTCATGTCAACAATTACATCAACCAGTCTTGGTAATGGTAATGGTGCTTATGCCACCGATATCGTTGTCAAGGATATGGACTTAACAGTCTCTAACTACGTTAAAGATCGTACGCCTGTTACCAACATGGCTATGTCTAAAAAACGTAAAATCAATTCAACTTTGCACATTTGGCCTAATGACTATTTCCGTCAGCCTGGCTTGAATGCTAAGTTGGAAGGCGCATCTGTTGATTCAACAACTGCCGCTTCTAACACACGTTCTAACTTGGGTAACTATTCACAGATTTTCACAACTGTGATTGGTGCTACAGGTACTGCCCGTGCCGTTGAGCAAGCTGGTGGCGATCCCCAAGCATATCAAGAAGTCAAACAATTGACTGAAATTATGTTTGACGTTGAGTTGCAAATGGTTCGTGCCGATGGCGCATCCATCAAGTATGCTGGTCAAGCAGGTACACAACCTTCTGGTTCAACAACTGTAAACTCTGGCCGTAGATTCGGTTCATTGTTCTCATTTGCTGGTACACGTTCTGGCAATGATGCTGATGGCGTTTCTGTTCTTAACCTCGCTACCTCTGATAGCAATGACGTAACTAGCGGTATTGACACCAATACTCCTTTTAACGGCACATTGGCTAACGCTGGTTTGGGTTATTTCAGCTTCACCGCAAGTGCTTCTGGTGTTACTCTTCAGCAATTCAGCCCCTATTTGTACAAGCAACTAGTGACTACCGCTGAACAACGTTTCAACGCCAAAATCACTAATATGGTTGTTCCCACTTCAATGAGAACCCATATTTCTGACACCATTCCAACAAGCCGTTCTATCAACAGGTTTAATCCTGCTGACAAGGGCGACACCATTGGTACATACGAAGGTGACTTCAACTACACATACCAGATCGATGATAACTGGATCATGGACCAAACAGGTTCAGACAACACTTCTGTTTTGTTCTTGAATCCTGACGTAGTTCAGTGGGGCTCACTCCGTGAGCTTGGCCCAAATAACGAGGTGTTCTCAAACGCTGACGCTTCTTTGGACCAATACATCATGGAAGGTACATTGATTGTGCGTAACCCAGCAGGTGTTGCTGTTTTGGCTGCTATCAGCCCAACAGGTGCAGCAGTAACTGGTCCTCGCCCATCAAGCCAGGTCAAGCGTTATCTAGCCTAAGCTAGTTTCTGAAGGAGGTCCTCACGGGCCTTCTTTGGAAAGGAGCTAATGCATGGAAAAGTATGAAACAGATGAGATAAGCGAAGATTACTATTTAAAAGGTAATCTGGAAGCGGGTTTTGATGGTGTATTCCGTCAGAACAATAAACTGTTCAATGAAGTTAAATCTGGTACTTGGTCGCAAACCTTTAATACACCCAATTTGGATTACAAAGTCGGGGCTATTGATGGCGAGCGATATGTCCAGTACACGCAACACAATGTAGAAGCAATTAAAGCTGACTGTAAGCAAAAACGCGAGTTTTACGCTATTCACGGAACTGACAATCCATTTTTTGCTGGAACGTTTCATGCAATGGAGTTGCCCAAGTGTTTTGCTCACGAAATCAGCTCCAAGTACTTTAATAATCGGCCTTGGGAACTGATAAAGCGAGATAAAAAAGACAAGATTCTTTTCTATGCTATTGTGAACGAATATTATTCAGATTTTGTTTGCCACCCTAGCGGAAAGATACCACTCCCGTATAATCCAAGCATTCCGACACGTTAAGGATTCCAGATGTCTCAATTTATCCAATCTGCAAATACTCTTGTAAGCCGTGTTGCATCTTGGGTTGGAGCCATCGCTTCTAGTACGTCAGTAAATGCTACTGCTTATAGCTCGACTACTGGGGTTATTACTACGGCATCTTCTTTGGTAGGAATTGTTAATGTTGGGGACTTCATTGGCTATAACGTAACCTATCCTTTTACAGTGGTTACGGCAGTTAGCTCATCAAATATCACTGTTAACGATCCTGATTTGATTTGGAATGGCGCAACATTACCAACATCAATCTTAAAACTGCCAACTCAATCTGTTCTTGAGATACAAAATTGTATTCAGATGGCTGAACTCAAGATGAGAACGTTGGAGTTGCCTGCACTCAGAACATCTCCTTACGATGCCACCAATCCAACAATATTAACAACTGATTCAAACGGCATGGCTCCAATTCCTGCCGACATGAATTGGCCTATTTTGTTTTTCCAAGAGACACCTAATTCTGATGTTTCACCTGGTAGCTTGGCTGCTGGGTTTGGTCCTTGGATTATTTATGATCGCGTTGGAGATCGTGAGATTATTCGCAGACGAATGATTGATCAGCTTTATGTTAAGCCGTTTGGCGTTCCAAGGGTCATTAGAGCGTCTTTTTCTGAAGTTGGACCCAATTACGTCTTTACTCCAAGTCCTGGTGCTGGAGTGACGATTAAAGCTTATTATTATCGAACATTTCCATTTTTGTTTAGCCCAACATTGGATTCATTGAATCCTATTGTTCAGAATAATGCGGTTTTATCGACTTTCCCTGAAGGTTATTTTTATGGTACTTTGGAGAGTTATTACGATAAGAATAAGAACGCTTCAGAAGCTGAAAAGTGGAGAGCAAGACTTGATGAGGCTTATGGCTTGATTGAAGATCAAAATGCCAAAGACAAGTGGTCTGGTGGTGATCAGCATCTCACTTCAGAATTCCAACCCCGTGACTATCGTTACTCATTTAGGTGATCTATGGCAACAGGTGGTTTATATGGATCAAGTTTAAGTGGATCGTTATTGGTTGGACCCAATAGCGAGTCTACTGGCCTATATGGGAATGGTGTTTACTTTGGTGGCACTTATTTCGAATGGTTTATTTTTCAACAGGCTTTGAGTCAACCTGCTACGCCAACGGGTGGCTCATGGAACTTCCAAACCAACGTAGGAACCGCTCCAACGGGTTGGTCAACCTATCCACCTACTAACCCAACTCAGACTGTTTGGGCATCGATTGCGATTGTTAATTCTGTTGCTGGCAACCCAGTATCTTGGAGTACCCCTGCGACTTGGGTTCAGCCTGGCACATCAGGTGTTTCAGGGTATTCAGGATACAGTGGGTATTCTGGTAGCGGAGCATCTGGATATTCAGGTTACAGTGGTTTAGGATTAAGCGGTTATTCGGGTTATTCTGGTGCATCAGGTTATTCGGGAATATCTGGGTATTCAGGAAATCAAGGTTTATCAGGATTTTCAGGTTATAGCGGATATTCAGGAAGTGGAACATCGGGATATTCTGGATATAGCGGATTAGGTTTGAGTGGATATTCAGGTTATTCGGGTGCGTCTGGTTATTCAGGCATATCTGGATATTCGGGAGCCCAAGGTTTATCAGGATTTTCTGGTTATTCAGGATATAGCGGAAGCGGTATAAGCGGTTATTCAGGCTCTGGAACTTCTGGTTACTCAGGATTCAGTGGGTTCAGTGGTTATAGTGGTATGGGTTTGAGTGGGTACTCTGGATATTCTGGTTTCTCAGGCTACAGTGGTGCAAATGGTACGGGCGTAGGAACGGTGACATCGGTTGCGATGACTGTTCCAACATTTATGTCTGTAACAGGTTCACCAATAACATCTAGTGGAACATTTGCCGTTTCAGCAACAACTTCTGGCGCAAATTCAATTGTCTTGAGAGATGCAAACCAAAACATAAGTGCCAATTCAATTACAGAAGGTTTTACTAATGTTGCAGCCGCAGGCACAACAACAACTCTTACTGTTGCTTCTGCTTTTAATTATGTCGTAACTGGTTCTGGTGGGCAAACTTATCAATTGCCTGATGCGACCACTTTAGCAAACGGAACCAATTACACATTCAACAACAATCAAAGTTCTGGCACTATTGTTGTAAAAAATAATTCTGGCACAACCATTACCACGGTTCAGTCTGGTGCTTTTATTGAAGTTATTTTACTTTCCAATAGTACGGCAGCAGGTTCATGGGATACGCATACATTTGCACCTTCTAATGTTTCTTGGTCAACAAATACGCTTGATTATGCTGGGTCAATTACATCGGCAACATGGAATGGAAATACTATAGCAATCAACCGTGGTGGAACTGGATTAACATCTGTAGGCACATCAGGTTATGTTTTGACTTCCAATGGAAGCACAATATTGTGGGCGGCATCATCAGGTGGTAGTGCAGTAGGTGGCGCAGCCTATGCGTGGTTCATTTCAAGATAAGGGTTAAAAATGTTAGTTTTAGACACAACAACCAAAACGATTACAGTGGCCATGTCTGGTGCACCAGCTACTACTAATCCTGATTTTGTAACTGCTTATTCTGATGACAACGGAACTACTTTTGTAGAAGGTTCAAGCGATGGTACTTTGAATGGTACAAGCCAAGTGACATTGGTTTCAGCTCCTGCTTCATCGACTCGCAGATTGATCAAGACCATCTACATTGAAAACAAAGATACTGCTCCTGTTACTTTAACCATTACTTTAAATAACAATGGAACATTAAGAAACATTGCCAAAGTAACATTGGCCGTTGGTGACACTTGGTCAACAGATGGAACTACTGACACCAATGGAAACATGAAAACCACTGGTATTTCTGGTTTAAGTGGCTATTCAGGGTATAGCGGTATATCTGGCTTTAGTGGTACTAATGGTACTAACGGGACATCGGGTTATAGTGGAATTTCTGGTTACAGTGGATATTCAGGATCAGGAATTTCTGGATACAGTGGTTATTCTGGAATTTCAGGATATAGCGGTTATTCTGGTACTTTAGGATCCACCACGGGTTCTGGTGCAGTGGTATTGCAGACCACTCCAAGCATTACCACACCAGTGATCACTGGATACACTGAGACCGCTCCCGCTTTGACAAATTCAAGCACGGCGGTTACTTTAAGTCTTTCATCAGGAACTGTTTTAAGTTACACATTGACTGGTAACTGTACTTTTACCATGCCAACTGCAACAAGTGGCACATCGTTTATTTTGAAGCTAATTCAAGATGGCACAGGATCAAGGACTGCTACGTTTACAGGGGTCAAGTGGCCTAGTGGCACAGCACCCACAATCACAACAACTGCCTCCACAGGTTTAGACATACTTTCATTTGTATGTATTAACTCTGTTTGGTACGGCACTTACGCACAGGCGTTTGCATAATGTTTGGCGCACCTAATTTTTTGTTTACAGGAACTAAAAAGCTGACTTATACAGTCATTCAGACTTTTTATTCATCAGCCACTTGGACTGCTCCTGCTGGTGTTACTAGCGTTAACTACCTTGTAGTAGCAGGTGGTGCTGGTGGTGGTTATGGTTTTGATTGTGGTGGTGGAGGTGGAGCAGGTGGCTATTTAGCAGGTACTAATTTAAGTGTTTCACCAGGCACAACTTACACAATTACTGTTGGTTCTGGCGGTGCTGGTGTTACTGGTGGATATGTTGCTAATACTTATGGCGCATCTGGGGGTAATTCAACATTTGGATCATTGGTAAACGGTTCTACTGGCGCAGTTGGCGGTGGTGGAGGTGGAACGTCTGGTGTTAATGGAAGAACTGGTGGTTCTGGTGGTGGAGGTGGGGATACTGGTGGCTCCAGTGGAAGTGGTACGTCAGGTCAAGGCAATAATGGCGGGAATGGCGGTTCTGGTTCAGGTGGATCAGGAGGCGGTGGAGGAGGTGCTGGTGCTGCTGGAGCTGCTGGTGTTATTTATCAAGGTGGTACTGGTGGAGTTGGTTTAGCATCAAGCATTACAGGCTCATCTGTTTACTACGCTGGTGGAGGCGGTGGCGGCTCTTCTAGTAATGCTAGTGTTGCTGCTGGTGGAAACGGTGGTGGTGGTGTTGGCGCTTTAAGTGTATCTATTTCTGTTGCTGGAAATGGTACGGCTAACACAGGCGGTGGTGGTGGTGGCGGTGGTTCACCCAACAATACAATTTATGGCAATGGTGGCAATGGCGGTTCTGGTATCGTTATTATTTCTTATCAAGTATCAGCTGGCCCATCTAAAAATGTTGCAGTATTTGGATCAACTGGCTCATGGACTGCACCATCAGGCGTTACAAGTGTTAACTATCTTGTTGTAGGTGGAGCTGGCGGTGGCGGTTCTGGTGGTGGAGGAGGTGGTGCTGGTGGTTTCCGAGCTGGAACATCATTTAGCGTTACATCAGGAAATACTTATTCAATCACAGTAGGTTCTGGTGGTTCTGGTGGGCCAACAGGTGCAAACAATGGGCAAAAAGGAACTGCTGGTACAGATAGTATATTTAGTTCAATCACTGCAACAGGTGGTGGTTATGGCGGTGGTAATGAAGTAACTCCAAGTGGTGGTTCAGGTGGTTCTGGCGGTGGTGGTGTTAGTAATGGTGGATCAGGTGGGACAGGAAACACTCCATCAACTAGCCCAGCGCAAGGAACAAATGGTGCTAATGGAGTTGACAATATTTTAGGTGGTGGTGGTGGAGGTGCAACTTCTGCTGGTTCTTCACCATCTGGAACAACTGGTGGCGCTGGAGGAAATGGAACAGCATCTACTATTAGTGGTTCATCTGTTACTTATGCTGGTGGTGGTGGTGGTGCGGGTCAACAAACTGGCGGCACAGGTGGAACAGGTGGAACAGGTGGAGGAGGAGCAGGTGGCAATGGTGGCGTTGGCCCAACTGCATCTTATGGGACAAATGGAACTGCTAATTTAGGTGGTGGTGGAGGTGGTGGTGGTTGTAATGGCACAGGTTCACCTTACAACAGATACCAAGGTGGTAATGGTGGTTCAGGAATAGTGATAATCCAATGGTAAAAATCTATCAACTTTATGGCATTGACACTGCTTTTCAACTACTTAGACCAAACGCTAAGTGGCAGATCAGCAATCGCAACATCACGCAATGGGAAGACCCAAGGCCATGCCCAACATGGGAAGAAATAGATGCAACAATGGAAAAGATTAAGGCTTTTGAAGACTCTATCAACACCATTTGGACAGACGAACAGATTAAAGAATTAGGGGGAAGATGATGGAAATAACCCAAGAATTCTTAAAAGAACATTTTGAGTGCCAAGATGGTCATTTAATTATTAAAAAAACAAATGCTATTAAAACAGAAACTCCAATAACAAAAAGCCACAGATACCATAGAACAATTATAAAAGGAAAGGTATATTCAATTCATCGATTGGTATTTTTGTATCATCATGGTTATTTACCAAAGATAATTGACCATATAGATAACGATAGAACCAACAACAAAATTGAAAATTTGCGTGAATCTACACAACAACAAAATTGTATAAACAGAAAATTAGCCAAAAACAGTTCGTCTGGATACAAAAATGTTTATTGGAATACTGCCATGTGCAAATGGATTGTTTGTTTTTCAGTCAAAGCCAAACGAAAAACTATTGGATATTTTGATGATTTAGAATTTGCCGATTTGGTAGCTATTGAAGCAAGAAATTTATATCATGGGGCTTATGCCCGTCATTGTTAAGGAGAATATATCATCGCACACTTTGCAAGAATTGATTCAAACAACATAGTCGCTCAAGTGATTGTGGTGGCAGATGCTGACACAGCTGATGCTCAAGGCAATCACATGGAATCTATTGGCATTGCATTTTGTCAAAGACTCATTGGTGGCAACTGGAAACAAACCAGTTACAACACTCAAGGTGGTGTACACACAAATGGTGGCACTCCTTTGCGTGGTAATTACGCTGGTATAGGCTATACCTATGACCCAGTCAACGATGTGTTTTATGCTCCACAACCTTATCCTAGTTGGACAATATCAGCACCTAATTGGACTTGGACTTCACCAGTTCCTTATCCAACTGATGTAGGAACACCAGAAGCACCTAAGCGTTATACATGGAACGAATCCACTAAAGCATGGGACTTAATAAATTGATTATTTAAACGGGAATAGCATGAAAAATGAATTGAATTGGTTAAGTGAAATAAACGAGGAAGCAGCAGAATTATTTACCGAGGTCATACTAACAAACTGTTATGGACTTACGCCTGAAATATGCGTTAATCGTGACTTTATAGACATTGGTGCAAATATGGGGATGTTCTCTATATTTGCATCTTATCTTGGAGCTAGAAAAGTCATTGCCGTAGAACCCGTATCTAGTACGATTTCTTTACTAAGAAACAATATACAAAGATCGGGTTTTAATAACATCATGTCTTTGCAATACATTGCATCGTCAGTTGATGGGGATTTAAAAGAAATAGGACTTCAAGAAAAGTCTGGCCACAATAGTCTATATACCACTGGTAAAAAAACAGAATCAGTAGAGACTATTACCTTAGGCAAAATATTAGAACTCCTCGATAGCAACCACATCTTTTTAAAAATAGACTGTGAAGGCGGTGAATACGATGTATTACTCAATGCCGACCCTAAAGACATGGCTAGAATAGATGCTATTGCAATTGAAATCCATGCAGAATTACATCCTGAGTACAAAGGCTTTTGGCATATTCACAAAGTCTTATACTCCTTTGGTTTCAAACCGATTCGTCAGAATCAATTGAAAGCCTGGAGCTTAGATCAATTTGGCATGGCCATTGATGTAAGAGATTTGCCTGTTTATGAAGAAATATGGATAAGAAATGAATAGTGTACTTTGCTCAATCGGTACTAGGGGCCGATACGATTCAACCCTACCTTTAGCACTTAGTGCAATCATTAATCAAACCAAAAAACCCGATAAAGTCATTATCTTTGATGACAACGATGAGCCACGGGATGTCAGAGAAGAACTGATTTACAAGAATCTGTTTGAAATGATGAACTTGAAGAATATCGCATGGGAATGGGTATTCGCTCAGAAAAAGGGAACTCATTGGAACCACCAAACTGCCAACATAATGGGCTATAAGTGGGTTTGGAGAGTAGACGATGATTGCATCCCTGAGCCTAACGTTCTTAGAAACCTGTTAAGCTTTGCTATACAAAAGGACGCTGGAGCAGTTGGGGGATCTATTCTTACTCCACCCCTATCCAAACAAATCCACCCTTCTACTGCCAAAATAATAAATATTGCTAAAGAACCCAATATCCAGTGGAACTACATTCAGAAAACAAAAGAAGTCGAGCATCTTCATTGTTCTTTTGTATACCGCGCAGGTATATACGATTACAACATTGGCTTATCTAAAGTAGCCCACCGAGAAGAAACTTTATTCAGCTATGGTTTATACAAAAATGGATATAAGTTATATGTAATTCCAGATACTATTACTTGGCATTTAAAGAATCCTGAAGGTGGTATTAGAAGCGAAAAGGATGAATCGCTTTATTTGCATGACGAACAGATCTTCCAAAATTTCATGCAGTACAAGGACCATACGATTGTGGTTCTTAATTGTGGGCTTGGTGATCATATTGTTTTTTCAAAGATACTTCCCGAAATAAAGAACCCTTTAATATTCTCTTGCTACCCTGACATCGTGCCAGGATATTCAATAGCCCATGCTGAAAGAGGATTTGGCAGTATTGATCAATGGAATATCTATTTGAAAATGTCTCAATGGGGATGGACTGACTCATTGGAAAACGCATTCAGGAAAATGTACTTATGATTATTATTTCTCCATATTCCAAAGCATTGAGAAGCGGTAAAGAAAACCCCAAGAACTATCCTTATTGGAATGAGGTCATTAAGCAAATCCAAGAACCTATTATTCAAATAGGATTGGAAGGTGAAAAGCAACTTACTGAAGACTTCAGAAGAAACTTGAGTTTTGACGAGCTTAGAGCCCTTTTAAAGAAATGCAGTACTTGGATAGCATGTGACTCTTTTTTTCAGCACCTAGCGTGGTCTGAGGGCAAGAAAGGCATAGTTCTGTTCTCTAGATCCGACCCCAAGATCTTTGGCCATCCAGAAAACGTTAATTTACTGAAAAGCAGAGAGTTTTTAACTCCCCATCAATTTATATGGTGGGAAGAACAAGAATACATTCCTGAAGCATTTGTTGACCCAAAGGAAGTGATAAAAGCATTGGAATTATTCAAGAACTAAATTAAAATCAACCCTTATATAACTTTAAGTTAACACCATGAGCGAATACATCCCACTTCGCAGTCCATTCTCGAACATGAGCTTTGTGCCCGATTGTCCGAGTAATGCTTTGGCTCCCAACGAATACAACTCTGGGGCTAACGTAGAAACTGACGTTCGTGGAATTAAGAAGATTGCTGGCGAACAATATATTCTGTCGGCCATCCCAGACCACGTTATTTTTATCGATGCTGGGTACAGAACTCAATCTTTATGGGTAAACATTGTTGCTACCCGTGAAGGCAAGTGGTACATGGTCACCGCTTCTGGAATATCCAACATTACCCCAGGCGTTGGAGCAAATCCCAACGTTGCTTTGTCAGGTTACACAGATGACACAGTCATCACTTCTTCTTGGGTTGGTCAGGTTTTCATTATTAATGATGGCCTACGTCCTCCCATGTATTTTGGTAATTACTACGCTTCTGGTTCCCCTCAGACTGAGATCGCTATTTACGACAATTCTCCTGATAACTACGTTTGGAACTATGAAAGCGTATTGTCACCTGCGGTAACTTCGGTTACTGCTGGGTTTGTCAGAAACTATTGTTCTCCGAATGTTGGAAATATCTTAATTGCAGGCAATCTAACTAAAACTTATTCCTCTGGGTTTACTTTTAATTACCCCACTACTGTGCGTTGGTCTAGGGCGTTTGCCAACACAACAGTACCCAACACTTGGAATCCAACCCTAAATAACGTGGCCAATGAACAAGAGATTCCTGTTCGTGGTCCCATAATTGATGGCTTCTTTTTAGGCGGTTGTTTTTACATTTGTAGCTATTGGGATACTGTTGTTTTTTCCCCCATCAACTATCAGAACTCTACCGCTCCAATCTTTGGTATTCGACTGTTTAACCAAGGGCGTGGGTTGATTAATGAGAATTGCTGGAGCAACACCGATTCAATGGTTTATGGAATCGATGCTAGGGACATTTGGCAATTTGATGGATCCAACTTTACTGCAATTGGAAACCAAGTTATTAAGAAATACTTCTATGACAATCTAAACCAAACCTATGTGGATCGATTGTTCATGGTAAACAATACCCAAAAGTATCAGATTGAGATTTACTACCCCGATCAAAACTCTACGGGTTGGTGCAACAAGATGATTTCTTACAGATACGATCTTCAGGTTTGGAACGCTCCTAAAGACATTCAAAACGCTGCACATGGCGTTGAAGCCCCAGTCTATAACGGAACAAGCTTTAATCTAGGATCAAGGACTGTTGTATACGCTCAAGGCAGTACATCAAGCAGTCAAATAGTCCAAACCAACATTACCAACGGCTTTTGCGGAAACACGATTAATTGTTATTTTGAACGCACAAACATTGCTATGGTCACTCCAGATGGCCCTGTTCCTTATTCATCCAAGGTTTATATCCACCGCTTATTACCAGAAATGTCTGGTACGGGCACGATCAACATTACTATTGGTGGGGCAAACTCAACTGCTCAAACTCCAACATATGGTCAAACAGGAACAGTATCTATTGCTACCGATACACCTTGGGTTACTACTCAGCAAAACAATGTAAGAACTGTTGCTTTGAAATTTGGTACAAATGATGCTACTAATACTTGGCATGTATCAGCCATGAATTATCAG